CCCATTGCGGATTCTATCTCCTTCATTTGACGTTTAGCTCCCGGCATAATTTCAAAGTTCCCATCTTTATTCAACCGAACAAATTGTTCACTCATTTTAGCAATTTGGTTCTGAAGCTCCGCTGGGTCATTTTGAGCCAAATCCATTAATCGAAGGGGGTCTAATAAATCACTTTGAGCAACACCCAATCTTTGCATTGACGCAGCCATTGAAATTGCCTTTTCAGGGTCAAATAGACCGTCAGCAATACTTAAAGTACTTGACATATCAATCCTTAAACTGGTTGCTTGTGCAGCCATTTTTGCCAAACCTTCAACACCATTAGCAAAATTAAATTTGTTAAGTGATGACATATTTTCAACAACTTGTTTAGAAACTGTTAAAGAATTAACCCCTAAACTATTCGCCTTTAAAACAACTTTTTCCATTTGGGAAGACGCGTCATACATAGAAAACCCCGCATCTTTAAACCCTGTCGTAATACTTTCAATACTTTGACCAGATACTTTTTGAGCGGCATATAATTTAGAATAAGATTCTGATGTAAGTATTAAATTTCTACCTAAAGTTGTTGCGGCTTTAGTTTGTATGTCAACAATATCACTAAATTGACCACCTAACGACGCAACACTAGTTGCCGCATCACCCATAGACGCTTTTATAGCAATCAAATTTTGATTACTAACACCCATAGTTGTCATAACTTGAGATGCCGCAGTATCTACCTGATGTAAAATGTCTTTAATGTTTGTCGGGTCTAAATTAGTATAAAAGGCATCACCAAGTTCTTTAATAGTTTGCTTGAATGAACCTATAATACCATCCTTATCGTCTATATCTGCCATATCAAATTGTGTTTATATATAAATACGCCAACAACAATTTTATTATTCTTGTTTTGGCGTATTGTCTTCGATTATTCTATCAATTAAATATTTTCTCATATAGGTTGGCATGATGTTAAAATCATTATATGATGTTCTAATAAATTTAGCTAGTAAATAATATTCTTCTACTAGAAGTTGTCGGTAATTAGAAGAAAGGCCGAAAAAACTCCACCCCAAAGGTAATCTCGAAAGTTACCAAGTCTCCTGAAGGGGCTTTTACTGTTTGTTTTAAGTCTAATGATGGTTGGTTTTCTTTAATGAAATTACGAACATATTTTGAATCCATAATTGGTAATGAATCAACAAATAATGAAATATCACCAGAATTTGAATTACCGTCAATTTCCACAATTTGTTTAGCTAATCTCCAAGTAACAACAGGAGCTGTTCTACCCACTGGGTAAGACTCCTCTAATGTTGAGAGATTAAGAATGTCTCCGTAAGACAAAGGTTTTAATTTTACGGTATGTCCTGTTTTAGGTAGTTTTGTAGTAAACAACCCATTTTCATCTGGTTGGACACTAGTTTTCTTAATATTTAATTCATCAAGAATTACTGTATATGGGAATTGTTTAGATGTCTTTGGGTCAACTAAATTTACATTATATTCAGGACCAAATGAAGTATTTCTTAAGAAAATTAAAATAGCCTCAACATCACCATCTAATAACTCTTCAGGTTTTAAATCGTGCTCATAAATTTTATTTCTTAATAAAGTCATAATAATATTACTATTATTTTGAGACGCCCCCATTAAAAAATTCTCATCATTAGCGGTTAAATAACCGACTTTGATAGATTTCTTTTTTGATTTGTAAAATATCCCACCAGAAGGTAGCATTACTATGTCGTGTGGTAATGAAAAATTTTCAGTCGCTGCGTTAATTAAATCTTGTTCCATATAACTTATTGTTTATATATAATTATAGTTAACATCTTTTTTTAATAAACATTAAATAATATATTCCCACCTAATATTCCCACAATCATATATCCTATATATTCTTCTATTAAACATAATTTTTTGTTCCGTCATATTTTTATCAAACCCCTCTTTAACTAATATTGACTTTCTATACCCAAATCTATGTTTTCGTAAATCATTAACAACATACCAATAATTTGGTTTTGATTGGGATATTTTTTTAAACCCCAATTTATCATACATTCCCCCGTCAAATATCCTAATATCTGAATACGAAACAATTTTATTGGGTTGATATGTTTTAACAAAATATTTTAATAATTTTGATGCCCCACCAATTACATTATGATTTAATAAATTACAAAAACGATTTAATTCCCATTCAGTTTCTTTACCCCCCATTATAATCCTACCTTTTGAAAATGTCATAACAGAAACTAGTGTTTCGTCCTTAAATAACCCTAATTTTACTTTTGAGTTAACATTCCCCTGTATGTGATTATCATTTAAAAATTTGGTTGATACTTTTGATGTAATTTCTTTTACCTCACAATGTCTTCCATAAATTTTATTTTTAATTAATCCAAATTTACCCGTTAATATTGATTTAACAATTTCTTTTTTATATAACCATTCATCTTCAAAAATGTGAATAAGTTTTATTTCATTTTCTTTACAATCAATAGTTTTTTGTAAATGGTAATTTTTATTTTTAAATAATTCATTATGCCAATAAACCCCGTTCACTTCAATACCAATATTAAACTTTGGTAAAAATATATCCATTTCAGTTTTCTTATTCGGTATTTTTTTGTTTGTTTCATAATCAATGTTAAAATTGTTTAAAAACTCACAAATTTCATTTTCATATCCACTTCTATTTGAAGAACCTATAGGATTACATTTAGTACAAATAATATAATTTCTTTTATGTCTTTCATATAATAATTGTTTTGACGATTCAAAAACCTCGTTGCAAATAGGACATAAGATACTTACAGACTCTTTTTTAATGTCAATAAAATTAATATCCGGATATAATTCCTTAAAACTTTGAATTATTTTATTTTTGTAGTTATTTGTTTTACTATAATTTTCATTACCATATCTATCTAAACAAGTTTTCTTATTTTTTTCAATATTATTATAGTTTTTATCTCCATATTTTTTAATTCTAGTTTTTTGACTTTTTTCTATATTGTTATAATTTTCATCACCAAAGTTAATTAACTTGGTTTTTTTTTGTTTAGTTATAAAATCTTTGTGTTGTGGGTAAAAGTCAATCCCGTATTTTTTTTGAAAGGTTTCTTTTTGTCGTTTAACCATTTCTAATTTATTACCATTAATACAGTTTAAAGAACAAAATTCACCATATGGGTTATCAAATCTATTTCTAAATTTTAATTCCGTACCACAAGTAACACATTTTGGTCTTTCCAAAAGATTATTATAATAAAACCATATTTTTTCTTTAAAAATTAAATCCAAAGAGATATCAATAGAATAATCTATTATTTTTTTATATAATTGAGGATGGTTAATTGACAACCATTTTTCTGTTGTCTTATATCCCGACTTATTATTTGTTGTGAAAAAAGTAAAATCCATACATTACCGTATTACACGATAAATATATGGATTTTTATTTTGGATGTAAAGGGTATGTAAAAAAATTAATAAACTAATATACAACGGTCCATACGAATTGTTGCCGTAATAGACGCAAGAGCATCGGTTGAATATCCTAATGAATCAAAGTTAACATCACTTAAAAACGAACCTTCTAAAATCCATTTTTCCACAACAACACCTGTTGGGTCTAACATTTCCAAATCAATATTTTTCTTATATCCCGCAGCATATCCCATTCTACCTGTTACAGATTCAGCACATAATCTAACCCACTCCATAAGAGCTTGAGACGCTGAAGGTCCAATTGGGTCTCTAAACTTAACATTAATTGTTCCCCAAGTAAATCTACCAGCAACATATGTTGAAGTATTTAGAAAAGGAATTTCTGTTGCGTTAATTGTAATATGTGGTCTAGCCGCGGTTTCAACAAACCATTCATTAATTCCCAAAGAAGATGGAAAACGAACAATAAACCTATTCTGTCTTTTAGGTTCATACGGTATGGGCATTTTCATTAATAAATCAGCCATTTTAAATTGTTTTTAATTTTATTTTATTTTATTGTTATTCTTATAAATATCCTCAATTAAAATTTTTTCTATTTACTTTTAAAACTTTAAAAATTATAATTAAGCATAACTAACTAGATTTTTATTACTAGTTTTTTTATTTAATATTCTTTTTTTATTCCTCCTGCTGTTGAATAAGTTTTAATTATGTTTTCTGGTTCTTTTTCAAAATGTTTTTTAACTACTTCAACATTTCTTACATCATCATCTGAAAATCCTACTTTAGGTATAAAATAATTACTTATCTTATTTTTTAAAAATGCTTTTTTCTGGATATGATTAGAAACTTTTTTAACATATTCTACAAATTCTTTTAATGCCTTAATTTTACCTTCTTCTGGGTTGACAGCGGAACCCTCACCAAAAGTCACTGGGTAAAATCTACATAAATTTAAATATTCCCTAATCATCTCACTTTTAGAGATTTCTTCTTCATCTGCCAAATCTCTATATTTCTCTAAATTTTTTATTAATTCTTCAGAATCAATACCATTAAAGTTAGAAACAATATAGTTATAACAACCTTCTTTAAGTACCGATGGAGTGTGTCCTCTAGCAGTCACGATTGAAAAAATTGACCCGTTGTTAATTGCCTCAACAAAATCAGGCCAAGCTGGCCCTGGTTTAGCTAACATAGCGTCAACAATAAATTGTTTATCACCTTTTATACCAAAATATCTAAATGGTTCGTCGGCAAATCCAACAATTTTATGGTTTTCATAATCAAAAGGTTCTTTACCAATTTCAGTTCTGTGTTCCGCAAAATCTTCAGTTGACATACCCACCTCATCACCATCTTCATCTTTTAATACGATTTTAGTTGGCATAGATACAATATTGTCGTCCCAATCAAATGCGTAGTATTTTTCATCAGGAGCCCCTGTTTCATCAATACCTTCTATTAATTTTCTATTTTTTAACATATATTTTTGTATGGCTATATTACAACCGACCGGAATTCACCGGTCAGTCATAACAATTTTAATTATATATTCTCAAAAGAAGCTCCGGTTGGAGTAATATAGAATGTAATATCTATAAATTCTAATGATTTAGTTGGTTTGATATAAATCTTACCAGTCATTTGATTTCTGTCTAAATCAGCAGCGTCTGACGATACTGTTACACGGAAATCATATAAACCTCTATCTCTTCTGATAGCGTCCAAAATAGGATTAACAGCGTCCAAGAAGTCTTGTCTTACTTTAGCATCGTTTTGTTCAAACAATAGTCTTACAGACACCGCAGAAATCAATTTACGAGCTTGAAGTAATAATCTTCTAACATTGATTCTATCTAAAGCCGATTGTCTTATTTGAAGAGTTTTATTACCCCAAATTACAGTACCAACATCAGAGAAAGTAGCAATCGGGTTAATACGACCTTGATAAAGTGTATCTCTATCTTCTTGAGTTAGTTTACGTCTCGCTTTAACCGCATTTACAATACCTCTTGTGTAACCCGCCGCAGCGAACCAAGGGAAAGCAATATTATCAGTTAATGCTAAATTTCTCGTAACCTCAGCCGTTGCCGGTAAGTAGATTTGAGTGTTATTAACACTATCTCTTGTTAATACCCAAGGGTAGTAAGTTGCTGTGTAATTAGAATCTACACCTATTTGGTCTAAATTATCTACAGCTTCTTGAGGATAGATTAAATCTAATTGGTCTCCGGTAGATGGTACAAACATATTGTAATCAGGGGTTGTTGTGATATACAACGAATCCGCTCTATCGTTCTCAATCATATCTATAGCACTTTCAACTAAATCTGAATTGTTAAGGTAATCAATACCTGGAGTTACAAAAAGATTGATGTTAACCGCCTCAGGATTAGAAAAAGTTTGTTGACCTAATTTATATGCGTAATAATCAGTGTTACCCCAATCTTGACTGTTGTCTCCAACCGTGATTTGTTTAAATGCTCCCCAACCTGTTGCTGTAGGATATTTAATTGATGGACAAGAACCGTGTAAGTAACCATTTCTACCTAATACAAATGTATCACCATTTGTTCTGTATTCTCTATAGATATCCCACCCGTCAAAACCTCCTTGAACAAGGAAACTAAATTTACGAGAATATAGTCTATAGTAAGGACTTGATTCGTTATCAGGGTCTTTTGTGAATGTTGCGTCTCCAACATAGAATGCCGGTGTACCACTTGTTGCAAAAGTATTAGGGATTAAGATACTATTAGCGTCTTTATCCATATGGAAACCTTTAGTTCTAGTTGACCAATCATCACCTGTTGTATCATTACAAACATCTAATGGTAGTTGTTTACCTTTATATCCAAAGAAATCAGCATCAATACCGATACTATCTGAAATACCAAGATAAGTTCTTCTAACATTGTCACCACCACTTCTAGTTGCGTCATCTGCCCCTGAACCTAATCCAAATGGGGGATTATAAACAACCTCACCAGGATAATCATATTTAGTTTTTATGATTGGGAATGGTGATTTAACACCCGCATAATCTCTAGAATTAAACCCTAAAAATCCACAAGGAAGTGCATCTACCGGAGCATCTTCATTAAGTTCTAACATAACATATTTAGAATTCAATTCGTATTCTCCATCCATAGTACCAACTTTCTTAGCCACAAATGAATTATCATTAGGATTCATATTACAATTTGTAAATTTTTCAAGAACTACAGGAGCACTATCGGAATCGTAAAAATCTCTAACTAATATATCAAAAGTTCCGTTATTAAATGAAATGTTTGCTATAGATATTTTAACCTCTGTATTAGCAGAGTCACCATCAGCAATTGTTGTGAATTTAAATAAGTTATAAACTTTATTACCTCTTAATTCAGAAACAACCCATGGAGATGTTGGTGATTGATATTTTTCCAAGTACCAAGCGATTGATGTTGGGTCTACACCCTGTCTAGCGTTTGGTAAAGATGTTAAATCACAATTTAAACCTCTAATAAATCCTTTTCTATATCCATAATTTAATAAAGATTGATATCTTTCTTCTACAAATAACGGAACTGTTGTTCTTGGTTTTGCGAAATTAGATGAACCAAAAACTTTACTAATATATTTAGAATCCGAATTTTGTAATGAAGTCTCAAAGAAATATGACTCACCATCTTTATTTGTAATATTTAAACCAAAGGTTGAAAATGGGTTTTTAGTTACTCCTGAATAAGTCAAAGTACAATCCATTGATACATCTGTTAAACCTGATACTTCATAAACTGCTCCGTCATCACTACCATAAGTCGCTATACCTCTTGAACGAAGAGTTGCAATAACTAAATCGTCAAAATCTGTGTAAGAAGTTCCCGTGTAAACAAATACTTCACCAAAAACTGTTCCCGAATAACAAGATTTAGTTGTACCAGTATTAGGTGTTCCAGTATTTCCGTTAATATTAACATTACACGGTACTTCAATTTGAACACAAACAGTCCAAGTAGTTTCGGTTGAACCATCTTGAGAAAGTAATACATATTCTAAACATCCGTTAGAGAAATCATTATCCGTTTCACCACTTGTTTGAGTTGTTGCTGAGATTGTTACATTTTCGTCAGGAACACAAGTTTCAAATCCACAAACAATGTTTGATAAATCTATTCCCGACGGAACAATAACATCTATTTTATAAGTGTTGTAGTTTATATTACCAATTGTTGTAGCACTTAAATCTGATATAACAATTTGAGCATCATTTCCTGAACCTCCTTGTATTATAGTAATTGTATCACCAACTTGATATCCGGTACCTGGTGTATTAATGGTTACTCCGGTTACAAGACCTGAATCAACTGTTACACTAACAGTTAATCCAACACCATAACCATCAGTTGTTGTTGTACCACTACCCACAGAATATCCTGTTCCTCCTGAAAGAGACAAATCATCAAATGATAAAACATATCCACCCACACTAAATTCAAAGAAAGTTGAACAGGTTGAAGAGGTAAATGTTGGAACTAATGAATCTACAATACTATAAAAAGATGACCCTGTATAAGAACCACTTCCAATGTTATCAAACAATGAATAATACCAAGGGTCGTTTTGAGCCGCCATATAATCTGAAAAATCTGAACTAACATTATCAACACCAAACACATTTGTTGATGGTGAATAAGAGGTTAATCCGGTATATACGTCTGTTGGTATTGTACCAAAATACGAAATACCGTTATTTGATTCTCCACTAATAGAGTTAAATATTAAATTGTTAATATCTGACCTAAGAGTTGATATACTACCATCAAATAATTCATACGGTAAATCTAACCTATTTAATAAGTAATTAGGTAAATCCGTATCAATCACACTAATAGATGATAAACTATCGTTACAACCTGAAAAAGTATATGTGTATGATGTTGTTAAATAACTTTCACAACCATCAACACAATCAACTATTGTTGGAACATCACAATAAAAATCTATTGTGGTTGGGTCTACATTTGCTTTTGTTGTGATTGACCAAGATGGTCCCGCATCATATCCGGAAAGACCTAAAACTCTAGTTACAAATAATTGATTAGATTGTTGTAAATATGCTTTAGCGATATAGGACGCCTCATACTTTGGTATTTGTGTGTTTATAAATTTTTCAGGGGAAGTTCCTCCAAAATACGCCGAGAATTCATCAAAATTTCGTATAAAAATAGGTTCGAAGGCAGGACCTTTTAAGGTTTCACCAACAATACCTAATGTAGTTACACCCACACTTTGGGCTACGAAACTTAAATCAACTTCAGAAGTATATACTCCAGGAGATACGAATACTTTACTGTTTGATGCCATTTTTTTTGTTGTTTTTATTTATTAATTTATTTTTATTGATAAATATTCTGAAAAAAAACAAAAGACTTTACTTTGTGCGAACTATTTATATTTTAGGTAGACTTTTTTCTACCTTTTTTCTACCTATGGATAAAGACATTAAAAAGATTAAAAATTTAAAGATTTCGATAGAAACCCACGAAATTCTTAAAAATTATTGTGAAAAAAATGGAATCAAAATGTATAGATTCTTGGAAAGATTAATTGTTGAAAAGTGTTCTCCTAAAAAGGATATCTATGGTGAGGACTAAATTAAATGGTTTTCTAAAACAATTGACGCCTCTTTAGTCTCATCTTTTTTAACCACAATAAATTTTAAAACATCGTTTGTGTTGATTTGTATTTGAGGTAAATCAGACCCATAATATTCATTATTAATGAACACATCAAACGACTCAATGTTAATTGATTTACCCAAATTTAAGTCTGCGGTATAATCAAAAATTTGTGAAATAATATTATTATTTTCAGTAAATAAAACATTTAAAGTTGTACTACTTAGATTTGAATTTAATTTTTTTTGTTTTTTTGTTGTATTTTTATCAAGTTCCACAACCTGTAATAATCTAGAAATTGCCGGAGAAACTTCAAATTCATTTTCATCAATTAAAAATCCAAGTACAGTGAAATCATAACTTTGTATGTAATATTTTCTTTTCTCAAGTTCCATTACAGATTCATCCGAAATGTTTCCCATAACGATTGGAATGTAATGTCCTTTGATTGATGTATAAGCTTGTTTTGATGCAAACTTCTCAAGTACATTTTTATTAAATTCATTTAATTCCCTCATTCTATTACAAATAATTTTAACAACGAATGAAATATCAATAGGAACTGGTTGAGGTATTTTATATATATCCGACCCGTGTCTTTGTCCGTCCCAAGTTGGTACTTGAGCGTAAAAAAATTGTTTTCTGTTTGGTATGTTATAAACTATTGCGGGATTTGTACCATATTTAACTTCGGGTACTCTAACTACGGTTATAAATGGGGTCTCAACATTTTTATCTATATTTTGTAAATTCCAAGTTTCTGTGAATTGTGACCAATTTTGAGTTGTAACCAAAATATCAACCATTGATATGGTTTTACCCTCAACAACGGTTTTTAAATCATTTTTAACAAAATCCAAAAACCCCCTATCCAAATCCGCATGTAAAATTGATTTTGGTAGGAAAGTTCCGTCTTTATTAATTTTATCCAAAAGTTCTTCTCTTCTTGGTAAAAGAGTTTTTGAGGATGTTAACGGAATATGTTTTTTTATTTTGTTTGGTAATGGCATCTTTATTTTGTTATAAAAATTTTATTTTTTAAATTAATCATTTCCACTTCATTGGCGTGAAATATAGGTTCTTCGGTGTCTTTCATAACATAAGAATTATACTTGTATGGGTTGTAGGTAACAATATTATTGTTAGGTTCTTCCGGTAAATTCTCACAAGGGAACTCACAATAATCCATTAAAGTTCCAATTACAAACGCATGAACATTTTTTTGTTTTTCAGAACGAACTCGGTCTTTTCCTCCAGGTCTAACTCTAAATTCAACATTTTCTAATTTAACATAATCAGAATGTAAAATTATTTTATTATTATATCTAACTGAAAATGTATGTTTATGTAAGTTATAATACACCATAACTTTTTTACCGATATAATCGTTATCTGAATAAATTTCAAATAATCTTTTTGCTTGAGATTCTGTTATTAATATTTTCATTAGTCGGATACAATTGTTTTTACTGGTAAATCAAAGTTATCTTTAAACCACTCTTTCATAGGTTCTATCCAATAACTACCAAATATGCTGGTTAATTTTTCATAATCATTAACAATTAATATTGGTGCCTTTTCCCTAAAAGAATTAGTTGATTCGTCGTCCGAATAATATTCTTCTTCAATATATACAAAAGCAACACCATCTTGGTCGTAATTACCTTCATATATATGATAAAAATATTCTCTTATGTATGGATTTTCTTCATCATCATATTCATCATCATTCCATGTGGTTGGATGAAAATAATCTATGTTACTTACATCAAAAGTATCTTCAAGATAATTATATATTGTTCTATATAATTTATTTTCTGTTATTAATATTTTCATATTTCATCTACTCTATAAAAGACTTTTGCTCTAAATCCAAATTTATCATTACACCAATTCAATAAAAATTTTCCCGTTTCTTCATAATCTAAACTAAACATATTACTAATAAAATCCCATATTTCACGAACAATATATAATTGTTTACCTCTCAAATTATACATAATTTTAAACCTCCCATTTTTAGATAAATAAATTTCTCTAAATTCAGTACGATTAAATCTTTCTAAATCTCCATAATTTTTATTTAACCAATTTTCAATAATTGAATTTAATACACTCTCTGTTATTAATATTTTCATTATAGACCTCTAAATTCATTATTCATTACCGGTGAAGCAATAATACTACGATAAAAAGGTTTATACCCCCCGATTGTGTGTTTATTATCTGAAGTCACCCTTCCATCATTATTAACCGTATAATACCTTACTTTATCTTCCGTTTCATAGTATCCGATATAATCACCAAAACTAATATCAACTTCCAATTCATCCAAATCTCTTTGATAAACAGAAAGTTTCATATTACCCGGCTCCATTTGGTCTAATTTTGATGTCCCCAAATATTTGTTCTCGGGAGCCAAAATTTGGACATAACCTTTGAGTTCAACGGGAGGGTGAAACTTAATACTATCAACTGACGCCTCTCCGTAAATGTCGTCTGTCTTGGTTTTGTATCTATCAATACGATATAGAACCACGGTAAAATTCATGTCTCCGTGTAACCATTCTTGACCGAATGAAACCTCTAAATTAAAATCTTCGGCTCCAAAGAACTTTCCAATTCTTGTGATGGGCACTTTATTATTCATATTGTTTTCGTCTTTTGTATTCGGATTCCGAACGAGTACCTGAATTATTAATTATAACATTAATACCAAAATAATCTTTTATAGTCTTTTGTATTTCACGATTCCACTCATATCTGTACCTTATGGGGATTGCTTGAGTATCTGGATTAACTTTTAAATATTTACTATCATCAGGGACTACATATGTTACCATCATATAATATTCTTCACCAGTATCGTCAGTAGGTTCTAATGTATAAATAAGTTCAGACACACCATTAGGTTTAATGTGTTTTATCATTTTATTTATTAATTTGTCTAATATCTCTTGTCTCATTCTCATATCTTGATAAATATTATAAAATATGTTATATTTCTACTAAAAGAATAAAATTGGAAAACAATACATCTGAAAATTCTAATTTAACAGTAGAACAACGAGCAATATCTCTTCTTGACACTTATCAAGGAGCAAATAACTATATCCTAAAATTAAAACATCAAAAGGAAACTAATAAAAGATTCTTCCCTACTCGGGCACAATCTGACTACATAATAAATTATCACGAAGTAACCCCAAAGGTAGCTAAAAGATGGGTTGATTTAGACCCCTACTTCGCCAAAAAAATTGCCGATGAAAAACTATTGACAAATATTCCCGAACAAGTATGGGTGGAAAAGTTATTAGTTGAGAAAGAAAAATCGTATCATATTTGGGGTAAAGTTCTATCCGGTGAAACTATTAACGAATTTTGGTTACCGAAGGGTGCTTTAATTAAAACACACACAATTAAAGATGTTGTGGTTGATTATGAAAAATATTCTAATCGTCCCCCACTTGAACATCAAAAACTTGCAATTGAGAAACTTGCCGGTTCAAAAAGATTTATTTTAGCCGACGATATG